GGAAGAGGCTGATCAAGTACGACAAGCGCCGCTACAAACGCCGAAACAGGATCGAGATCATGTTCGGCAGGCTCAAGGATTGGCGGCGTGTCGCAACCCGCTACGACCGATGCCCAAAGGTCTTCCTATCAGCAATCGCCCTTGCTGCTCTCGTCATTTACTGGCTATGAGTCCTGACCCTAGTTTTACAGTTGAGCCATTTGGTAGCGCTGCATGAAGTTCGTTTTCGTGGCGGTTCAAAAAGCACTGAAACAGCCAGTGACAGTATGCGGTTCCCCTAATCGAGTTTGAATCGACAGGGAAAAATTGTCTTCTGTGTATGTGGGGCCGGGATTTGGGTCGTCTTCATGCGGTGTTTCAAGCCTCCACTGATAGGCCACGTCACGCAAATTATCAAAAACTTCATCAAGGCTCATATAGCCATTTGGTGCGAACATCACCCAAGCCTCAAAACATTACCGCCTTTTACCTCACCGCCCATGAAATCCGCCCAATCGGCCATCATGCGCCGCCGTTTTTCGATCATGTCGCCGCGCCGATAGCTGGCCTCTACGGCGTTGCTGATCTTATGGGCCAAGGCCACCTCGGCCATGTCGCCGGGATAGTTGGTTTGTTCTGCCACCCAATCCCGAAAGGTGCTGCGCAGGCCATGCGGCACGGCGGGCCGTTTTGAAACGCGGTCCAGAAAGCCCTTACCGCCTTCGGTGATATCAGCCTTGTGCATCCGCTTCATTGTGGCCGATAGGGTCATATCCGACAACTGCCCGCCCCTTGGCGCAGGGAATACAAAGGCGCTGCCATCCAAACGTGGTAGCGCCTCCAGCATTTTCACCGCGCCGTCAGGAAGCGGAATGCGATGTTCCTTGCCCATCTTCATACGCGCGCCGGGAATGATCCAAAGCGCCTTTTCCAAGTCGATTTCATCCCACGTTGCGCCCCGTACCTCCTGCGACCGGGTGGCGGTCAGGGCGGCAAATTCCAGCGCCCGCGCGCCAAAACCTTCGCGGACCTGTAGGGCGGCGTACCAACGGGGGGCATCTTCCAACGCCAAGGCGGGATGATTGCTTTCTTTCGCCACCTTGGACGGGGCAAGCAAAAGTTCTTTCAGGTTGCCCGCCCAGCGTGCCGGGTTATCGCCTGTCCGGTGTCCTGCGACCGTGGCCCAGCTAAGAACGGCCTCGATCCGACCGCGCAGGCGTGAGGCGGTTTCGGTCTTTTCCATCCATAGAGGTTGCAGCATGCGCGAGCCCTCTCGAAGGGTCGCGCCGAGCCGAAGCGGAACCAAGGGATGGCTGCAGGGCTCATGGTTAAGCCGCCTTTTCGACCAGCGTAGCAGCCTGAGCGGTTCGGAGCTTTAGTTCAATTTGAACCTTCGTTCGCATTTTCCGGCACAAGTCGGAAAGTTGGCGCACGCGTTCGATAATTCTCGCCTGCTCTTGCAGGAGGGGAACCGGAATCGGGTATGCACGCACCACGGTCATGTTCACCCTAGGTGCAGCCCCGCCCGTGGTTTTCTCCGAAGCAAAGCGTCGTGTCCATGGAGAGTTGATTACCAGTTCCAGGTAGTCAGGCCGGACTGCTTCTCCGGCGCGGATCATCGTGGCGAACTGGGTGGAGGGGAGGTGGTGAGAGTTCGATGTGTTACCAAATAATTAACTCTGTTGTGCGAAGTTAAAGAAAACTCTGTTCAAGGGCTTCTGCATGCACATCGATCCGAAACTATACCGCGAGGCGTTCCAAGCCTACCTCCGTAAGGGGACGCCCATCGAGTGGTCGATCAAGAAGGAGCGGCCCACCACACATTACATCTGGCGCACGCGCGGGGATGACAAAGTCCGCCCGAGCCATGCTTCCAACAGTGGTCGGGTTTTTGCATGGGATGATCCGCCCGAAACTGGCCACCCCGGCCGAGACTATGGCTGCCGCTGCGCGGCTGAGCCATTCATGCCGTCGACTAACGAGCACATCGATATCGAAGTCGCGGATGTCGCTGATAGCGGAAACGCTTGGAGCAGCCAAGACTTTGTGGATCACTACTACAACGGAGGCGGGCGCGGCGTCACTATCAGGAAAACGGGGCATTTGAGCAGCATCGTTGCGCAGTACATGAACGCCAGTGTAATCAAAAACCTTCAGGACAACATCGCACAGAAGGCCAGAGGAAACCCAAACGGCACGTTCTCCGATGACTTTTACAACACATACGACATGACCGGGATCGTGTTCAGCATCGGCGATACAACGATTGGCGGTCGTTTCACCGGCACCTGTGTTTCCGAGTTTGGGATACTGACCGTTTCAGGTCAGTTTGAGTTCTACCTGAATGATGAATTTGCCGACCCCATAGACCTTGGCATCGAGCTTTTTGGCGATCCTTATCCGATCACGGATCAATGGAGCGGAAGCTTTGGGGGGCAGGTATATGCTGACCCGGATCGCAGCCGTTTCGGATGAAGTGGGGGAAAGAAGTTCTTCAACGTGGCATAGTTTCCGCCCTTGCCGGTGCCGTTTTATTGCCGTGCCTCGCCGCTGTTCTGTGGATCGTGGTGGTGTTCAACACCAAGTATCGTACCTGTGTAGAGCTCAAGAACGGCGCGAACCTGGGCTACGAAGCAGTGTTTGACCTCAGCAGACCGTACCTGAAGCCAATTGCGGTTCCGCGATTGGACGATGGAACACCGATTCTTCGCGACAGGCTTTGGTCCATCAAGATCACATCGACAACCATACACGGCCTTTCTATGGCACCGTCATTGGATGAACGTGGCTATCGTTTCGCTTGGCGCGCCGATATCGGGCTGGTCTTGGAAGCCGATAATCCCACCGTGTACGAACGTCTTGTCGCCGAAGCGGGGCACGCGAATTGGGACATTGAGATCAACAACGTCGGCACCCAATGGCTGATGAACGAACTAGCCGGGCGACCGGATTTTAAAGTCGGCGGGTGTCCGACGTCCTTGATCACATGGTGATCCATTGCCCAGCCCCCGCGAAACTATCCTCACCGCGCTGCATGTGCGGCTCTCGGCGCTGACCGCCACCGCACTGCGCGGTGAGGTGCTGCCCGAGCGCGTCCCGGCCAATGGCCTGCTGATCCTGCGCGACGGCGAGGCGGGGGAGCCCGAGGTGACGTTGTCGCCGCTGGCTTACCACTACCAGCACCGCGCCGAGATCGAGGCGGTGGTCCAAGGTGCGGCGCGTGACGTCGATTTCGACACGCTGACCGCCAGCGTCGGTGCAGCGATCGCCGCCGACCGCACGCTGGGCGGGCTCTGCGACTGGGTCGAGGCGGAAGCGCCGCAGCCCGTGGACTTGCCGGTCGAGGGCGCGGCCAGCCTGAAGGCAGCCGTCATTCCGGTGGTGCTACACTATTCCACGGCCGACCCGCTCGGCTGACCCCCGACAACCCGAGGAGAACACCATGGCACGAGCCCAGGGGGCGCGGGCGCAGATGGCGCTTGCGTTCGAGACGACCTATGGAACGCCCCCCCCGTGGGCGGCTTCACGCGCATGCCCTTCGCCAGCACCTCGCTTGGCGCGGAGCAGCCACTGCTGAACTCGGAACTGCTTGGCTATGGCCGCGATCCTTTGGCGCCGATCAAGGATGCGGTGACGGCGGACGGCGATGTGGTTGTGCCGCTTGACGCCGAGGCCTTCGGCTTCTGGCTGAAGGCGGCTTTTGGTGATCCAACCACGACCGGCACCGGCCCCTGGACGCACGAGTTTCAGTAGGAGTCGTGGACGCTGCCCAGCATGTCGATCGAGACCGGCATGCCCGAGGTCCCGCGCTATGCAATGTATTCCGGCTGCGTGCTCGACCAGATCACCTGGCATATGCAGCGCTCGGGGCTCCTGACCGCGACGGCGCGGCTGGTCGCGCAGGGCGAGACGGTTGGGACGACGACCAGCGCAGGCAAACCCGCCGCTCTCGAATTGCAGCGCTTTGGCCATTTCAACGGGGCGATCACGCGGAATGGCTCCGCCCTCGGCAATGTGGTTTCAGCCGACATCACCTATGCCAACAACCTCGACCGCATCGAGACCATTCGCTCGGACGGCCGCATCGACGGGGCCGACCCGTCCATCGCGGCGCTGACCGGCCGGATTGAACCGCCCCGGGTTTACCGGAGAGTTTCTGGTTCAATAGTTAGGCTGCTTTTTCGTCAGCGTTCAAGCTTGCGTAGAATGCCTCCTCTGCTTCTTGTGGCGTGATGTAACCGATGGCGCTGT